TCTTAATTTATGCTAAGAGATATCCTGAAGATTTTTTGAATGCAATCAATGACCCTGAGTTGAAGTTTCAATCTAAGGTTAGAACATTCTTAGAGAATGGATGGATTGGAGTGAGAGGAAATAATAAAGAATTGTGGTATAACACACCTACTAATAAAAAGAAGATGTGTTCAATCCAATTTGAAAGCAACCCGTTTGATACCGCTATGGCATTCTTAAAGAGTGATGAGGGTATTGACGGATTAAAGATGTTAGACTTGATGTTAGAGGGTTGATTTTGGTTTATGTGATTTATGATAAAAGATAAGGGCTTAAAGCCCTTATTTTTTTCACTATATTTGTAAAAAAGTAACGATGATAAACTCAGTAAGAAACACAGTTCTATCTATACTGAATAAGAATAACTACGGATACATTTCTCCTGCTGATTTTAATCTGTTTGCTAAGCAAGCGCAGTTAGAAGTGTATGATGAATACTTCAGTGACTATAACAAGGCGATTAATATGGAGAACTTGCGTAGATCAGGCAGTGACTACGCGGATATAGGTCAAGCTTTAGCTGAGACTATAGAGTATTTTCTTGTCTCTAACTATCTTATTAAATCTACAGCAAATAACTTCTTCATACCCTCTGTTATTACTACGGGTGATGAGGCTTATATGCTTAGTAGGCTTTCTGCTTATACCACTTTGATTATAAATTCTACTAACACGACAGTGTTGGTGGGAAGTCTTGTGGATTCAGCAGCTAACTTTATTACATTAGGTGTTCAGGTTGGAGACATTGTCTCTAATGCAACAACTAACCAAGTGGCTACAGTAACAACTGTAACAAGCGCTACATCATTGGTGTTGAGCAAAAATATATTCCCGTCTTCGGGTGTTGGTTATTTTATTTACTCAGCATCAAACGTAAAAGATTTAGAGAAGGTTAGCTCAGGTAAGATTACTATGCTTAACAACTCAATGCTTACAGCACCTTCGCTTATGTTCCCTGCTTATACGCAGGAGAGTACAGCATATAGAATTTATCCTTCATCTATAAGCAATCCCGGTCAGGTTCAAGCGGTGTACTTTAGATACCCTAAAGATCCTAAGTGGACATATGTTACCTTGTTAGGTGGCGAGCCATCCTTTGACCAATCACAACCCGACTATCAAGATTTTGAGATGCCGCTTGATGATGAGTTCAGATTAGTAATGAAGATACTTCAATACTGCGGTGTATCAATTAGAGAGACGCAAGTTGCTCAATTTGCTATAGCAAAAGAACAACGTGAGTTACCTACATTCAGCCAACAACAATAATAGAACATGGCATATATTTCAGACTATCAATACTACGAGAATAATGGCAACTCTCCTCAGGATGCTAATTGGGGATCTTATCAATACGTGAGTTTGTTTGATATCGTCAACAACTTTATGTTGATGTATGCAGGTAATCACTCTCTTGTCAATAACGAAGAAAGATATAAAATCTTGTTCCACGCTAAGCGTGCTGTTCAAGAGCTTAACTACGATGCCTTCAAAGAGGTTAAGGTATTAGAGCTTAACGTATGTGATGAACTTAGATTTGTTCTTCCTCCCGACTACGTTAATTGGGTACGCATCTCCTTGTATAAGGATGGATACTTACGTCCATTGAGCGAGAACATTCAAACGCTTTCGTCTAATGCTTACCTTCAGGATAACAATTGTAACATTCTTTTTGATCAGAATGGTAACATCTTGAGACCTCAGAACTCGACTATTGACTTTGATAGAATTAAAGGTACTAAGAGAAGTATATATCTAAACCCTGGGAATCAATTTAATAATCAAGAAGGTTGGTATTATGATGGCATTTGGTATTTTGACTATGCCATTGGCGCTCGCTTTGGGCTGAATACCGAGACGGCTAACTTTAATCCTACCTTTAATGTAAATCAAAAGGCAGGTGTTATTAACTTTTCTTCTCACATGGCGGGTGAGTTGTGCATCCTTGAGTATATATCTGATGGCATGGAGGGTGGCGACAATTCGTTGATATCGGTGAATAAGTTGTTTGAGAAATATGTGTACGCATATATCCAAGCGGAGATACTAAGTAGTAAGCTTGGTGTTCAAGAATATGTTGTGGCAAGAGCGAGAAAAGAAAAGTCTGCCTTACTTCGTAACGCAAAAATTAGAATGAGTAATATTCATCCGGGCAGATTGCTAATGAATCTCCGTGGTATGGACAAGATGATAAAATAATATGGCGAATCTTACAAGGAATTTTGTAGCGGGTAAGATGAACAAGACGTTCGATGAGCGTGTCGTTCCTGCCGGAGAATATATCGACGCATTAAATGTGCGTATGGGGTCTACTGAGGAGTCTGAGGTGGGTGCTCTTGAGAATACCAAGGGGAATCTTCCACTTACTACACTCTCGTACAATGGGCAGGATCTAAGTAGTGATGCTCGTTGCATTGGTGCATTTGAGGATGGTGCTAATGAGACTATCTATTGGATGGTTCATGATCCTGACTTCCCATTAGGAGCTACGGGTAAGCTTGACCTTATTGTATCTGTCAATGTCCTTACCTCAACACTAACGTATCACGTTATTAGTATTGATGATGGCGATGGTATAAATACTACTTTGAATTTCAACCCTACCTATTTAATCAATGCGATTAATAAGGTAGATAACCTTCTGTTCTTTACTGACGATTATAACCCACCTCGTTTTATCAATGTAAATAGATCTTACGCCACGCCAACCATGGGGTATATTGACTACAATGGTGTTCCATATTTATTTTCGGAAGCATTGCAAGTTATTAAAAAGCCACCTTTTGCGGCGCCTACTGTAGTTCCATATATCACTCCCGGTGAGGAGCAGTTTATGGTTGAAAGATTCATCTGCTTCGCATATCGTTGGCGCTATGCTGACAATGAATACTCTGCCACCTCACAGTGGTCTGACATCTCATTTTTACCTAATCCATTTGAATACAGTCTTGATTCTGCTTTGAACGAAGGCATGACAAATGCATTCAATGCGGCGACTATTACCTATAACACAGGAGGGCCTCTTGTCGTTGGTATTGACTTGTTGTTTAAGGAAGCAAATAGCAGCGTTATCAAGGTTATTGAAAAACTTAACAAGGCTGAGTTGGGACTTCCTGACGGAGCGTTGTTAACTTATAACTTTGTTAACAGTAAAATCTTTACCATACTTCCTCAGTCTGAGATTCTTCGTTTGTATGATAACGTACCTCGTTTTGCTAAAGCGCAAACAGTTATGGGTAATCGTTTGATGTATGGTAACTATGTTGAAGCGTATAATCTTATTGATTATAATGGTAATCCAATAAGGTTTACATATCAAGCAGATTTAATTAGAGAAGAGATAGGCAATACTACTCTTCCAACATATTCAACAGATGGTAATTATGACTTTAGAGGATTGCCAAATACTATTGCAAGTTCAATAACTGTTGTAGAATTAGCAGATGTTAATCTTACTGAAGGATCATTATTGAATATTAATCTTACAATTAAACACGAGTCATTTGATGGTGATACTCCATTCCCATCAGATACTACTACAAATACAGACCTTTCATTTTCATTTTACCTTGCTGTATCATATGCTTCAGTATATGATATGGTTACAAGCCCTGAGTTTGTTGATGCGGTAGGAACAGCAGCCAATATTCAACCGATTTACCCGGGGAATTTGCCTTGTACTGACGGCACTACTTGGACAGATATCTTTAACTGCGCTATACCAAATAACTTAAACTCATTGTTTAAGTATGCAAGTGGTATCACGGGTTATTTGAATCAACCTATTGCTATTTACTGTGCTCCGGGTGACACGTTTTTTCAAATTCAATTACCTGCTATGCTTTTTATTGATGCGTATCCCGCAACAACTAAAGAGGTAGTTGAGTATTACGAAGTTATAAGTTCGGAAGCTTTTTTTCAAACAATAGCCAACGCAAGAAGTCTTCATAGTAATAGAGGATATGAGATTGGTATTGTATATATGGATGAGTTCAATAGATCTACTACAGCTTTGGTTAGCCCAAACAATACTGTTGCTGTGCCTTGTGCAAACTCACCTTATAAAAATTCAATTCAAGTAACAATACCTGTAACGCAATTAGCACCTGTTTGGGCTACACGATACAAGTTTGTTATTAAAGCTGACGAGGAAAATTACGATACGATTTATTCAAATATATACTTTCAAGATCCTCTTACTAATTCAACTTACTTTTTAATTGAAGGAGAGAATCCACGCAAAGTTAACGCGGGTGATAGACTTATTGTCAAGGCAGATAGTAACGGTCCAACTCAAGGTTGTGTTTACGCTACAGTACTTGAGAAAGAAGCACAACAAGAAGACTTTATATCATTAACTAATGTAACGGTCCCTGCAGGAACTTACCTGAAAATCAATGCAAACAATTTTTCTGTAGCAAGTGATAACAATTCTTTGATTGCTCCGGGGAATAAGCAAAAATGCACTACCTATTCAGGAGATGCTTACGTTTTGTACCCTATGAATATAGAGGATCCAACTACGCCGGGAACTTACATAGACTATAACATACCTGCGGGGAGTAGAATCTCAATGAGAATAAAGCAATCTCGTCAGGGTAAAAGAGATGGAACAGGAAGTTGTGAAAGAAGAATATACACTTTAAATAAAGATTTCATAGCGTCAGCAAACTACGCTAATATGAAAGATTGGTGGGATGGTGATAATGTTGCATCTATATTAAACACAGGTGTTCAAGATGTGGGTGATGCTATTAACAATTGTCCTATTGGAAATACTTATTTTGCGTCAATAGGGGTAGCTCCAATAGTACTTGGAACCAATCCAATTGCTGAATGTGTTAACTACTATCAATTCTACCGAGATTCAACAACTAATGCTTTATATTTATATGTTTCAGGAACACTCCCCTGTGGAGGTGTAGGTAATGAAGACAGAAGAAAATCATGTGTTGATGTGAAGTTCACTGTAGCTCGTGCAGAAACAACCATTGTTTTTGAGACAGAGCCTGTAGACACATTACCTGACGTGTTCTTTGAGAACAACCTTTCATTTGGAGTGAACGGTGCGACAGGAGATCATAACGGTAATATTCAAAACCAAGATATTGCAGCAGGAGACCCGGCTATTGTGGACACAGGCTTCTTTAACTGCTTCACCTTCGGTAATGGTGTTGAGAGCTATAAGATAAGAGACTCTATCGTTGGTAGAACATTCAACTTGGGTGAGCGTGTGACTACGGTTGCTGCTCAAGACTACAAGGAGGCTGACCGATTTGCTGATATTACGTACAGTGGCGTGTACAACGATGAGAGTAATGTAAACAAGCTCAATGAGTTTAACCTTGGCTTACTTAACTTCAAGCCACTTGAGGATTCGTTCGGGCCGATACAGGTATTGGACGCGAGACAGACCGATGTACTCACTCTTCAAGAGGATAAGATATCTTATGTCCTTGCAGGTAAGAACTTGCTTTCAGACTCGGTAGGAGGCGGTGCAATATCATCTATCCCTGAGGTACTTGGAACGCAGATAGCACGTACTGAGAAGTATGGTATCAGCTATAACGCTGAGAGCTACGTTCAATGGGGACAAGATCGATTCTTTACTGACGCTAAGCGTGGCGCTGTCATTCAAATGAGAGGTGACGAGACAGGACAGCAGCAGTTGAGAGTTATTTCTGAGTCGGGCATGCGTACTTGGTTTAGAGATTTATTCAACGAGTCTTTCAATACGCAGAAGCTTGGTGGCTTTGACCCGTACTCAAACGAGTACGTGCTTACTTCTAACGAAGAGCCTATTCCTTCTATTGAGGAGTGTATTGACTGTGGTATTATCAGAACATTCACAGTAGAAGATCCAAAGGGTATTAAGATAAACTACTGCGTTGACTTAGGCTTTGCCGTAGGTGACGTCGTGATTACTTATAATATTATCAATATCGCTCCTACAAAGTATGTTAATATAAAGTATGATTATAATGGTACTTTAGGAACAACAGGTAATGTAAGCACGTCAGGTACTATAACCTTTAATAAAAATACCAACGCTGTAAACTTTGTAGACATTGAAGTGGTAGCAAATGGTCAAGTAACCTTAGAGGTTATTGTTGCTTGTCCTATACCAATCATATTAACATTAGTCGAGGTTGTCTTGACAAACAACAGCGATGCAGGTCAGACTATTCACGCTGAGTATTCATATACCGATGCGCCATATGTATCTCCCGTTCAGTCTAACCTTGTCACCTTTGTAAGTGGGGTATCAAACCCTCTTGTGTCAAGGTTTAACTCTGTGTCAGGTGCTCAGGGTACAGCGGGTATTCCTACTGACGGAAGCACGATGACTATTGCAACGAATCAAATAGGTACAGATACTTTTGTATTTGATCCTGCTAATGATTCATTTAAATACTTACGTACTAATACTGCTTATACTAATACACCGGGGAGTATAGCTACTCTGTTATCATTAGCTAATACGGCTACGCCTCTATTAGGTGGTGGGACATACAACTACGCCAACTTCAACGCAGGCTCAGTGTCCGACTTCCTGTATCTCATTTGGGATTTTAGAACCTCCACTCCTGTTGAGCTTTGTTATGATGCTGAGTATATAGAAGGTGTATGTTGCGAATGCACGTATTGCGAAATCCCTTGCTCTACATGGAGCGCTTACGCTTACACAGACCTTGAGATTGGGTATTACGATTGCAATACTAACGTATATACAGAAATATCTTTAGCTGAAGGAGAATCGATTGTATTTTGTTCTCGATCTTGGTTTGCACCTCGCATTACTAATGAAGGTGAGGGGACTATTGATTTAGTTGAAGAATGCGGGTGTTACGATTAATTAAAATAAAAATATGCCAACAACTTATTACATAAACGGACCAACACTCAGCTCATCAACAGCTATATTTACAGACGCTGCTATGACAACTTGCGCCCCTGATGGGTACTATGCAGATGGTCCTGTCGTGCGTCAACAGGTGGGATGTGTCCTACTTGCTGAACAAGAATGTCCATTCTGCGGTATTAAATGTAGAGATGCTTTCTTTGAAGGCCCTGTAAACCAAGGCGTGTACTACATGAGCGTTAACTTAGGCTCAACAGCAGGTCCTGTGATTATAAAATTTGATCCATTAGACTACCCAAATGGAATTGAAGTCATCTTTGATAGTACGGTATATAATACTGTCGTATCTCCTTTCTTTGGCCCTCTATCCGCTCCTGCAGGTCTTCCTGTCTTTGTTGGATTGGACACTGAAGATTGCGGTATTGTTGGCACACATACTTTAGAAGAGTATGAGTTTAGAGGCGACTTATCTTTTCACGACTTAGGAACTACTGATGTAGTAAATGTAGCAACATCACAGATGAACCTTACATGGACATCACCGGGTGAATGTATTATGGTAATACCAAAGCCTAACGCTACTCCTGAAACTTTATTGGTAAAGGTTATCTCTCCTTGCGGATATGATTCGTTTGATATTAATGTTAGTTGCCCTTCTCCTGAATTAGTATACGAGGTAGGAGGCGGACCCGGCGGACCCGGAGAATTAATTTGCGGGTATCCTACAGGTGGTATTTCTTATTACTCAATACCTGTGAATGGTGATAGTACTACTCTTGGTCTATATGACTTTATGTATTATGATAACACATGTACCGTACCTCTTGTAGATAACTATTACTTGTCAAACTCTTGTCCTTCTCCTGAAAAATGGTTTAGAGTAGAGAACGGCATCATCGTGGAGTTCGGTGAGTGCGGATCTACATTTAACTACACGGCTAAGCGATGTACAGATGGGTTGTCTATTGTAATTTTAAGTACTAAGCCTCTTATAGATGGAAGTCTTGTTTCTTTGACAGATCCTGCATATGCAGGGTGTAAGTTTTCTGTTGGTTTGCCAAGCACAG